CTCTCCATACAGAAAGTCTGGGTAGGTTCCAGTTTCTCTATGGAAAATGACCACGACCGTTTTGGCGAGTCGGTGATTCACATATCTCGGATGGTCACACGTCTTAATATTTGTTAATATTTTATTGTCCAATAGTAATAACTGAAAATATGTCTGGTGGCATTACGCAATTGGTAGCACTTGGTGCTCAGGATAGTCATCTGGTTGGAAACCCAGAGGTCAGTTTCTTCCAGTCATCTTTCAAGCGCCATACTAACTTTTCCAGTGTGATTGAGCGTCAGGTGATCCAGAACACCCCGGCGGCGAGCGGTCTTTCGTCGATCCGCTTCGAGCGCAAGGGCGATCTTCTTTCGTATGTGTATCTCAGTAACACAAGCAGTGCAGGAGCCGTGACCGTTACTAACTGGGACGAGATCGTGGACAAGGTCGAGCTTTACATTGGTGGTCAGCTAATCGACACTCAAAACTTTGAGTATTCTGCTAATATCCATACGGACACGATGGCAAACACTTTCTCCAAGACCAACTTCGGACCGACTCCAGATGTATCTGGTTCAAATGATGGGTACTTTTATCCCTTCAAGTTCTGGTTCTGTGAGAACTGGCAGTCGGCGCTTCCTTTGATTGCCCTCCAATATCACGATGTGGAGTGTAGAATTTATTGGGCTAATAATGCAGCTGTTTCTAATGGCATCGAGGCATGGGCTCGCTACATATATCTCGACGCTGATGAGCGCCGGTCAATGGCAGAGAAGTCTATGGATATGTTGATTCACCAGGTTCAGCGCATTCCTAATCCTGCTTTGAAGACTGCCGATCTCACATTCAATCATCCTGTCAAGTTTTTGGCTTCGTGTGCTAGTGCTTTCGATGCATCAAACACCGTCCTTCTTCAGCTCAATGGTGTGGATGTCGGTGAGAAGAAGCCGGCGGTCCCTCACTACAACCAGGTGTCTTGTTATTATCACACACCTTATGGATCAAGCAGCACTGATCCGGGCGAAGGGTTTGAATCGGTGACCATGATGTTGCCATTCTGCCTTGACTCTTCCAAGCTTCAGCCCACCGGGACGTGCAATTTCTCGCGTATGGACTCGGCCAGATTGGTCTGCAGCAGCGCAATCAATGCCGATATTTATGCGGTCAATTACAATATTCTCAGGGTCCAGAACGGCATGGGTGGACTTCTTTATGCGAACTAAATATCTAAAGTATTATTAGTAATATGTCGGGAGGACTTGCAGAACTGGTGGCGATCGGTGCCCAGGATGCACACATCGTTGGTAATCCCGAAGTAAGCTTTTTTCAATCATCCTACAAACGTCACTCGAACTTTTCCAGTGTGATTGAACGGGAGGTCATTCAAGGCGTTCCTAGAAATAACGGATACTCGACGATCCGCTTTGAACGCAAGGGTGATCTTCTTTCTTATGTTTACCTTGTGGCTAAAGATGCACATAATAGTGTTATAGCTCCAACTTGGACCAATATTATAGATAAAATTGAACTTTACATTGGAGGGCAAAAAATTGACTCTCAGGATTATATTTTTTCGGGTTACATTTACCCTGAAATTATGGCGAGTTCACTTTCTAAGAGTATCTATGGACCAGGTCCAAGTGAAAACGACAATAATAACTTTTTTTACCCCATCAAGTTCTGGTTCTGTGAGAACTGGCAGTCGGCACTCCCTTTGGTTGCCCTGCAGTACCATGATGTGGAGATGAGAATCTACTGGGGAAACAATATCACACAAGCATCGACGGCTTCAATCGAGGCATGGTCCCGGTATGTTTTTCTGGACGAGACCGAGCGTCGCATGATGTCTGAACGACCTATGGATATGCTCATTCATCAGGTACAGAGTATTCCGGCACCGAGAGACAAAACGGTCGAACTTCCGTTCAATCACCCCATTAAGTTTATTGCTTCCGCAGCAAGTGCCTTTGCTGCAGATAAAAAGGTTCTTCTTCAGCTTAACGGTATGGATGTGGGTGAAAAGAAGCAAGCGTATCCTCACTATAATGTTGTTTCTTCCTATTATCATCAGTCACAGACTGGGACGAATATAGGCGACATTGTATATGGATACCTTAGTGTAGGTTTGATGATCCCTTTCTGTCTGGATGCTTCGAAGCTTCAGCCCACCGGAACGTGCAATTTCTCGCGCATGGATTCAGCCAGGATCGTCAATGATTCAAGTATCAACGGTCCTATCTACGCGGTCAACTACAACATCCTCAGGGTCCAGAACGGGATGGGCGGGTTGCTTTACGCGAACTAAATATCTAATAAACTAATAGTAATATGTCGTCTGGCGTTACACTTGTCGCTGCGGGACGGGATAATCCCCTAAACATAAATCCCGACTTTACATTTTTCAGCACTGTCTTCAAGCGCCATACGAATTTTTCTAGCGTTATTGATCGGTTAAATATCAACACGAAACCAAGCAATAATGGTAGTTCAACATCTCGTTTTGAGATCAAGGGTGATCTTTTGTCCTATGTATATTTGGTGTGTGATTCACCCGACAATTTCACGGTGAAACGTGATTGGTCGCAGGTCATCGACAAGGTCGAGTTGTTCATAGGAAATCAGTTGATAGACACCCAGTATTATGAGTATTCCAAAAAGATTGTCCCTGATGTTCAGGCATCGAGTTTGTCACGGAGCGTCAAGGGACCTGACGGATCGACCTCGAGTTACTTCTACCCCTTCAAGTTCTTTTTCTGCGAGGACTGGGCATCGACGATACCTTTGATTGCCCTAAACTACCACGATGTCGAGGTGGTGATTCATTGGGCCGATGACGTCTACGGTCAGCTCGAGGTACAGGCCTACCTCAACTTATTCGCCAATTACTGGAACACATATTTTGAAGACATTCGGAATGCCGTAGCTTCCTATCAGGCTGTCACCATCAGTGCTACGGACGTATATACAGACGTTCAAGCCAATGTGCTACTTTATCAGAGCAGTATTGCGGAACTTGGTGATGATCAATATACAAACCTTCAAGCTAACATCGTGATATATCAAAACAGGGATTATTTATCTAACATTAACAATGTTTTAAGCACAACTCTCGATTATCAAATAGATCCTTTTGATCAATTGAATGATGAAACAATACTTTATCAAGAAGTAACAATACCGTCACAAGATCAATATACAAATATACAGTCAAATATTGTGACATATCAATTAAGCTCCGACAATACAGAAAGATTATTACATGCCTCAAATGTGGTAAATGGTTATAGTAATCTTGTTCCAATTCCTTCATCTACAGAAACTAAAAATTATATAATAAGTTTAAGTAGAGATTTACCACCAGTTTTTCAAATCAATCTTATAAGTCAAGCAACAATTGACTTGCGTCGTCAATCTACATATAATTTTAATTATACGCAAAATATTATTGCCGAAAACCACATATTTCGATTTTCAACTACATCTGATGGTACGCACGGTGGTGGAGTCGAATATACAGAAGGTGTAACTATAAATCAAGATCGCGATCTGACATTTGTGGTTGGTATCGACGCTCCTGATATTTTATATTATTATTGCGTTAATCATTCTGGAATGGGTGGGTTGATAAATATACGGGATGCGTTTTCCGCGCCAACGTCTAATTCAGTAACTGGTTATATTTCTTATGATGATCTTGTTGACAGTAGTTCATCATTCGATGCATCAAATTCCTTGAATGTATTTTTATCAACACTACACAATTCAGAAAGAATAGATCTTTCTTATAATGTTTTAGTAACATGGTCTGACCTGTATTTACTTACCAATGTTCTTACTCAAAATACAACATCAGGGTTTTTAATTTACGATGATGTTTCCGATACAATATCAGATTTTACAGGTTCGAATGTAATGTTACTGGATGTTTCAAATCTAGGTAATGTCCAAAGACGCGAAGAATCAAACGCAGTAATAGACGCTTGGAATATAGCTGATACAGAATTTAATTATTCCAATACATCACCGACGGCAGATTCTATTACGGGTTATTTAACCTATGATGGATTTACAGACAATTCTTCTCAATACGATGCTTCAAATTCTCTTTTAACTTTTTTAAATTCCAATGCAATATCCGAAACATTAATAAGAACTACTATAATAATAGACAGTTATACATCTCTAAGTCCTGTACCAGCTTTATCCGCACCGACATCCAATGCTACATCTGGTTTATTGGTATGGTTGGGAGAAGAAGATACCGCTTCTACAACGTTAGCATCTTCCAATTTAATTTTATATATGGACGAATTTCATTATAGTAATATATTAAATACAGCGGGAAATGTGATTACGAGTTATGAAACAGCAGCACTCTCAAACATACTGAACAAAGATAGTACAACTGGATTTCTCACATTTGATGATAATACAGAAGATTCAAAGAGTGCCTATCCAAGTTCAAATGCACTATATGATTACATGGCAGTGAAACATTTTGAACCGCGTTCACTTCTGGCACAAGATGTTGTAGATGCGTGGAACACTGCAAATGCTATTTACAGTTTTTCAAATACCGCGCCATCCTATGACACCTCAAACGGATTTATTCTTTACGACGCCATCCAGGATGATGATACACAGTATGACGGGTCCAATAGTCTCGTGACATTTTCAAATGTCAAGGAAAATGTGGTACGCATCGTCAATGCCACCGCACTGGTCAATGGGTATAGCAATCTAATCATAGGGATAAGCAACCCCAAGACTGCGCCCACCTATGATGAAAATACCGGTTTCATTACATTCGATGGCGATACAGATGTTGCCGGTTCCAACGTGGGTTCCACTGCACTGTACACCTACGTGGAAAACTACGGTCAGACAATTCTGGGATATTCTTTTGATTTATTCACCCGTTACATCTACATTGACAAGGACGAGCGAAGAATTACGGCGGATCGTTCTGTGGATTATGTCATCACTCAAACGCAACGCATACCAGCGTCAAACAAAAAGGAGATCGATCTTCCCCTAAGTCATCCCGTAAGTTTTATAGCGTCCACGGCAAGCAACTTTAATGACACGAACAACATGCTACTGGAAATCAATGGCGAACCGATAGGAGATCCAAAACCAGTCATTCCGCATTACAGACATGTGTCGACTTATTTCCACAGTCCATATGGATCTAATCAAAATACAACCATGATGTACCCTTTCTGCCTGGATGCATCTAAAAAGGAACCATCAGGTTCTCTCAATTTCAGTCGTCTGGATTCGGCCCGAATAATCTTGGACGAAGCCATCGACGGTGACATCTACGCGGTCAACTACAACATTCTTAGGATTTCGAACGGGGTCGGGGGGTTACTTTACTCATAGTATCTAAAGCCTTATCTACCTGATCTTTCGGCATAAACATGAGCCAAGCCACGGCCATCCTCTCTTGGGTAAGCGTCCCATCCCGCTTCATGGCGGCACACGCATCTTGAAATTGCTTTACGTAGTCCATAATGGAATTTCAAGGTGTCACTTCTTTAATTGGTCTTTGGAACCTTGAGCAGAGGGACATCAGCGGAGAAGCATCGGGTGATGCTGTTGGCGGGAACCGGACCCACACGCTGAAGGTCGGTGATAGGCCTGATGAGTTCGGGACCCATCCTGGCAATCAGCTGACGGTACTGGTAGTTAAGAGGGTAAGCAATACCATTATCAGACATGATTCGATCGTTGATCAACTGACTGGAACTGTAAATCGTGAAGGCGCGACCATCGGCCATACCAAGACGCTGCGACATCTTTTACTTATTCAAGAGATAATATTCTCTGACCGCCTGGATGAATGGTTCACTCTGATAAGGACCGGTATTGGATTGGTTCTTTATGGCGATGTCACCAAGTTTTACGTCGGGGTGATAAAGAACGTCGAGTAAAAATTTGTAGATGACGGCAAGGTCCTTGAACGTCTTGGCACCAGCTAGCACAACACTCCCGGTCTTGAAAACACTGACCGTCGTCCCGAAGATGGTCGCTTTGACTGCCGAGTAGGTTTCGGGGTTAAATGAAATCTTACTAACTTTGTTGCGATAGGTCTTGTAAAGATCCAAAAGTGCCAGCTGATTGATGCCGTGAGGAACCTGAAAGGTAGCATTGATCATCTGAATTTCCATGGGGATGGGTGAACGGTCACGAACGTCTGGGAAAATCTCATCTACTAATTCTTGGATCTCCTGGATGATCGCATTGCCTTCCATGGGTGTCGATGAACCCGTCACGTGAATTTTTCCATTCGCAAACAGCTTGACAGAACGTTTTTTGGTTTGTGATATTTCCTTGAAGATGGTCACAGAATTGTTAAAGTGGTTTTTAGCCATTTCCCACCCTTTGGTTCCAGATGCGAACTTTTCAGTAAAGGTTGTTAAAGAAGTGGTGACATCCTTTCTGCCACCCATCACAGTCATCGTCGATACCCTCAACAATGAGGGTTTGCGATCAAGTTTATCTCGCGCCTTCACGACATTCCCCAAGAACGTCAAGTACTCCATTTAAAAAAGAAATGACTCTAATCTTTAATATGAGATGTCAGCACTGCAAGAAGAAAGGAGTGGTATGTATCCCTTGTTCTTGTTGTGATCTTGATTCACTCTGCACCCAATGTATTCAGCTGGAGTTTCATGAGTGTTGTGGTATCCTGAATAAAATTCAGTCCATGAAGAAAAATATAGAACTTCTAAACCCTAAAATTGAGGGGCAGAAGTTTCAAAAAATATAGGACAGCCAGTAGCAACAAAACTACCGCGGTGACCTGCAAGCCCCTGACAACAATCGTATTTTTCTTTTCCACTTTGACTGGGGCTGTCACTGGGGCGGGAGTTGGGTTGTTCCACGGAGGGTTGTCGTAGATGCGCTCTGGCAAGGCAGGGCGATTCAGAGGGTAGTCCTGGGATCCAGGCGTGCAGTAATAGGGCGTCCTCCATCCGGCAGCCGTGGTCTCCGCACACCCTGGACTTGCCTCGGTCTCCTGTGCCGCGAGGGCGCCACCAAGAGCATCTTCATAGGGCTTAACCGAATTCACAAGTGGAGCTTGGGGCTTCGATCCGGTGTAGACTGTCTTGTATGCACCGCCTTCTGACACACCTGGGTTGAACTTATTTGGATCGGGATTGGTATACGGATTAATTTTATCCATGTGGATTCCGTCGTTCAGATGGATATATGACATCCTTACTTGTTATACTGTGGGAATAAATTGCCACTTGAGCAGCTTGCACATGTCTGCCCAAATGACATCCTGCTGAGTCAGTTTTTCTTTTGATTTCAATAGAGGAAAATAAGGCAAAAATTGGTCTTCACCAAGAAGCTCACAAAACTTGTATAACACGTAAGGGTAGCTGAGGAAGTTCTTTCGGTCCTTGGGACATACTTTGTCAAAGGGTTCCTGGATTTCATTGAACATCAACCTGAGACGTTCCTCCAAGGTAGGCAACATTTCTGGCGGTCTCACACCTGTAAGAATATTTGTAATGTAGGGTATGTGTTCATAGTATTTATTCTGTCGCAACTTTTTCAAAAGTCCTCTCACCTTGGCATGAGTAATCTTGGAAACTTGTTCGATTCTTTGTTTTTTAAGTTCGTACCTTAAACTTTCTATAATATCATCCGGTATGTTGGCCGATTCTTTCCCCTGAAATTGTTGAACCCATTCATTAAAATGATTCTGTCTTTTGTAACTGTACTGTGTATTTTTAGAAAGTTCCTGTTCATCATGATACGATAGTCCAGTGGCTAAATAATTTATACTGCATCCACAATCTTTACACACAAGCGATGATGTTATTTCACATTCGTAAATGTTTTTTGATTCACAATTTTCACATGTATCACCATGAAATGTAGTTTTTTCTAAGACATCGTCGTCCCTCATGACCGTCAGATCGCCCTCGACGACACGCATGTATTCTATAAAAATATCACGACGACAATTCTCTTCCTGATATCTCAATAAATAGGGTGCAGCCAGGGCGATGTATTCATTCATCTTGACCTCATCATT